CACGGTCTGGCCGATCGGCCGCCGCCACACGGTCTCCTGCATGTAGGTCAGGGACTCGGAGCGGATGTAGATGTACTTGGTCGGGGCGGTGTAAGTCCCCGAGACGGTCTCCAGGGCGATGCCCAGGAAGCCACAGCCAGCAAGTCCGGCGGTCATTAGGCATCACCCTTAGAGGTCTTGGCTGCCTCGGTCGGCTTGTCCTCGGCTGCCTCGTTCTTCTGCGCAGTGCGGGCAGTCACCACAGAGACGCCTTCGGGGAAGTTGGCACGACCCAACGTCACCCCAGTGAGGTTCTTGAACTGTGCTGCCTGCTCCGAGTCGACCTTGACGGTCGTCCCGTTCTTGATCTCTCCCAGACCAACGATGAGCACGGAAGTGTCACCAGCGGTCGGGATATCCACCGTGACTTCGTAGTCCACTGGTTTCCCTTCCTTTCTCCTCGTTAGCAGGGAAGACCCTGTCGGGATCGTCCACGCACGGTCAGGATAACGGCCTTGTACTTGCTGTCTTTCTTGTACGCGAAGCCACTCTCTACCGATTCCACCAGCAGGTCGAGCGTCAGCCCGCCCAGCGTGTGGTCGGAGTTGAGGATCGTCTCAGCGATCTCGCCGAGCCGGTCCACTTCCTCACGCACGATCTCCTCGCCTTCGTGAACTCGACTCAAGTAGCCGATCACGTTGGCGGTGAAGTAAAGGTCGAAAACCCGTTGGAGCTTTTGGTTGTTGACGTCCCGCTCTTTGCGCACCGGCTCGACGGCGAACGTCGGTGTGGTCGGGTACTTGTCCTGCTCGCCGTAGAAGACTCGCGCCGGGTTCCCGTCGTAAGCGAGCTGCGCGATGTTCGTATTCAGCTTGGCTTCGATGCCCTTGCAGAACTCGACCAGCGACGCCGTGAGCGGACTGAAGTCCGGGGGGATAGTCATCCGCGACTCCAGATGGCCCCGGCACGGCGACCCATCCAGTCGAGGAAGATCTCCTCAACCTTGTCGGCATCCTCCGGCTGGTACATCAAGAATGGCCGGGCCGGAATGGTTACCGATCGGGTGTAGCCCGCGCCGCTGGCCCCGCCCTGCGCCACAGCCGCTCGGGTGAGGACGTCGCCGGGCCAGTTGGTGATCTCGGCTTCGGTGGTGCCGATGCTCCATCGGGACTGCTGCGTGGCCACAGTCCGAAGCTTGCCGGACTCCTGGAGGATCGCCGTCCCGGTTCCCTGCCGTGCCCTCCGCTCCAGCGTCTCCGAACTCAGGGGCGTCCATGGGGGCCGACCCCCGGCGGAGAAGTTGGCGTCGATGGACGGGATGATGACATCCCGAACCGACTCCCTAATGGGGGTACGCATGTTCGAGAGATCGCGACCGATCTCGTCGAGAGCAGACTGAATGCGTTCCAGTGGCGGGCTGAACTCAATGCTCACCGACCCCGCTGCGACCATGGGCATCTACATCACCATGTTCGTGGTGAAGAGTGGCGGACCCGCCGACGGGTCCTCTTCCGTCGCTCCGGCTTCGGCCGAGCTGGCGTCGTTGGGGTAAAAGCGTGGCGAGCGTGCAATTCCAGTGACCCCCGTGATCTCTGGAATGTCCACAGCGCCGGTCTGGATCGCCTCACTCAAGGACTTCGCCATGTTCTCCAGGCGACGGCCCCAGGGGTTGCGGCCTTCATCCTCGGAGTACTGGCGGTCGTAGTAGAGCGAGACGTACCGCATGGCGATGAGCGTCCGCACGATCTGCGGTGTGGTCGCGTCATTCACCCACAGCGCCTGGATCAGAAGCGGGTCGTAAGCCCGGCCGATCTCGGCGAGGACCATCGCCTCGACGTGCGCCAGCAACGACGCATCAAGCGAGGTGATCTTGAGCTTCGACGACTCGCCCCACGCCTGAGCTTCGGCCACAGAGATGCGAGCCATCAACCCTCCCTTGAGATGAGACGGCCCGCCCCTTACCGATTTAAGCGTCGGAGGGGCGGGCCGTCAGCTCTTACTTGTCCTTCTCGTCCTTCGTCTCCAAGCGGACGGCACCGCTCTGGATCAGAGGCTTCAGCTGCTCTTCGGACAGACCCTCAACTACCTCACCCTCGGGGATGACGACCCGCTTGGGGCCATCGTCCTTGCTCGGCTTGTCGGTCGTCTCGATGTTCGAGGCGGCGATGTACCGGCCGGTGTGTTCGTCGGTCTTGACCTGCTCGACCACAGGAACCTGGGTCAGTCCGCCGTAGACCAGGTCTGCGTCGGCCTTGCCCTCACGAATGGCATGCAGACGGTTGCCCTGACCGTCCCACTCGTCCTTGTGGTCCTCACTCTTGACTTCAAGACCCTGGGTTCGGGGCTCCGGATCCACCGGGGGAACCGTTGCCTTGCGTGCTTCTGCCACCTTCGCCTCCTTAGAGCGCGGCCTGGTCGGTCGCGTGGATGGTGTTGGTGATCAGGTACCCAGTCACGATCTTTCCGAGCGAGTCGGTGCCGATCGCCTTCAGGTCGTACTCCCACTGGCAGCGAACGACGTCCGACTTCCGCTTGTCCTCGCGCCAGCGGTCCACCGTGAGCGGTTCCTTGGTGAACTGGTAGCCGTACGCCGGAATCTTCAGGCCCGGCGCCGGGGGCACGTAGGCCAGAACGACCGAGTCGCCCCAGAGGTAGTCCAGAACACCCGGCTGGCCGATGGCCGCCGTGTTGTTCTGCACCTCGGGGATGACGACGTTCCAGCCTTCGAGGCCCAGCAGCGAGATGACGTCCGAGAACTCCAGGTTGTCGCCCCGCACGTACTGACCCTTGGCCAGCAGCTTGGGGTGCCACTTCAGGAAGGACATCGTCGCGTAGGGGATGATCGCCGTGTTCAGCGCGGGCGAGCCCGCACGGTGCGCACGACGCTTCGCCCGCTCGATGACCAGCGCCGGGTCCGAGCCCGCCTGCGCGTAGTCGGTGGACGACCAGGTGCTGGTGCCATCGACCAGGGCCACAGAGTGGTTGGTCGCGTAGTTACCAGCGGTCGTCGCGAACGCCTTGATGGCGAGTTCGCGACCGGTCCAGAGCTTGCTGGTGAGCAGCTCTACCGCGTCCGCCTCGGGCGAGATGCCCGAACCTGCCGGGACGTTCTCCCGCTCCTCGTCCGTCACCGCCATCTGGAGCGCGTGCTCCATGGTGAAGTACGTGTCGGAGCTGAGAGACAGACCCGGGATCTCGTTCGCTTCAGTACCCGGCGCCCGGTAGTCCACCTCGGCGGTGACCATCGTGCTTCGGTCGTTGAAGACGTAGTACTTCGCCGCGCGCTCGTTGACGGGCACCGACGGGAACAGAGCCTCGCCGACGAACCCGAATGCGGGCCAGCCGACAGAGATGTTCGAGAGAACCGGGTCGGTGATCCGAGTCCCGGCCTGGAAGGAGTTCCACACTGGCATCTGTCAGTCCCCCTAGACCACGACCGCGCCTGCGAACAGCAGGACGTCGATCTCGTCGTTGAGGGCAGCAGCCGCCGTCAGGGCAATGCCCGCCGGGAACTGGGTGCTGACCGCCGTCTGGGCCTTACCGTTGGCGGCCGGGGCCACCTTGGCGTCCTTCGCAATCGGAGCGTTGGCAACCACTCGCGCGATCGACCCGGGAATCCAGATCGGCGCGACGAACTTGCCGGTCGCCGCCATGGCGTCGGTGAAGGTCTCCTGGTTCACGCCGATGGCCACCTGAGTGATCGCCGACATGGCCGTGGCCGACTGGGCAACGGTGCCCGCCCGGACGAACAGACCCCGCTGAAGGCCGGTGACGGGCTGCCAGAGGTAGCCCTTACCGAGGATGTAGTTAGCCATGAGCTACATCACCTGCCGCTGGAATGCCTCGGTCGCGTCCCGGTACTCCTCGAAGAGGCGCGGGTCGCGCTGCATGGCCTGGTTGACGGCATCCCGGTAGCCCTTGATCCCGTCGTTCTTCTGGATCTCGGCCACCAGGTCGGTGAACTTCTTCACCGGGTCCTCGTTGGTAGCAGTCGCATGCGCGGTCGGGTTCACCGAACCCTGCTCGCCCAGCTTGACCGTGCCCTTGCCCTCGGCGAACTGACGCAGAACCGCGACCAGCTCGGCACGGGCGGTGGCGGGCAGCTTCGCCATGAGCGGCTCAGCCAGACCCTTCACGGCCGGGGTGATGGTGAGTTCGGTTCCCTCGTCCACCTCATTGAGGGAGATGCGGATTTCCGAGAGACGCATGTGCGTCTCCATCTCGGCCAGACGCTTCTGGCTCTCCGCCTGGTCTGCCAGCAGCTTCGCGATGGCGGGGTTGCCCTCCGCGAGCTGGGTCAGATCAGGGGTCGGGGGCTCAACCGGCGCAGCCGGTTCCGCGAGCTTGGCGAGTACGGCCTCAACGACCTTCTCGTCACTCACGCCCTCGGAGAGCTTGAGCGCCGTCCGGATGGCGTCCAGTGCAGTCGGCACTGTGCCTCCTTCGGTTGCTCCCCCGGCGTCGGTTGACGGCGGGGTTTCCTCGGCGAGCCGGGCCTGCTCAGCTTCGCTCTCCGAGAGATTGACGGGGACCATGCCCTTGATGAACGGGCGATTAGTCAGCCCGCCACCGAACAGCACGTCCGTGTGGGTGGTGCCTTTTTCCGGGTGGGTCCACTCGTCGGCGAACTCCGCCGAGAAGTACTTGTACTCCTTGGCCCGAATCTTTCCGGCGGCTTCGTCGGTCCACTCGACCAGGTACCACACGCCGTCAGCGCGAGCCTCGGTCTGAATAACCCAACCGGCCGCATCGTCACGACGGCGCTTGTGGTCGTAATCGATGTCCATCTGAATGCCACGAACCTGAAGCGTCTCGTTCGCAACGAATCGCTGCGCCCGGGACTGGTCGATCACGATGGTGCCGAACACCGGATGCGAATACGCCCCGGTCTTCAACGCCTGGATCCAACTCTGGTTCGAGCCTTCATCAAGGGCGATGGACGTCAGGTCGGAGCGGTAACTAGCCCTCACGTGCGCACCTCCCCATGAGTGTTCGTGGCCATGATGCCTGAATTAGACCATGCAGGTCTAGCTACGCCTTGACAGACGCACCTGTCGCGGTTACTGGGGCGGTCACTCGGTCGTAGGTCCAGAGGGCCACACCCGCCGCGACGAGAGCCGAGATCATCGACATCCGGGAGTCCGAGATGCTCACGCCGAAGCCGATGGCGACGGAGAGCACGGCCTGGACCACACCCACTACGGCGGGCAGGGCCTTGTCCAGTGCGACGGCCGCTGCGGCAATGAATCCGAGCAGCGTAGAGATGGCAGCGTTCAGCAGCGCCTGCTGATTGTCGGTCCAGTGCAGGAACATCGAACTGAGTACCTGGATCAGCACCGCCAAGAACGTGGTGACGAGTACGGGTTGGCGCCCGAAGATGAGTCCGTTCTTGAACATCACAGACCTCCCTGCTCCACCAGCTCGACAATGCGCAAGTCGCGGATTGCGATCTCCGATTCGAGCTGTTTGATGCGAGTGTCCGACGCGACGCGTTCGCGCGCCAGAGTTTGCTCCATCTCCTTGAGATCGTCTTGCTGTTCCTTGACCTGCTCCTTGAGCCGGGACAATTCCTCGCGGAGTGGGGCGAGTAGAGAGACGGCGCTGTCTGCCAGGATGTCGGCCGCTTCAGCTTTGATCTTCTCGGTTCCCGCCGTCAGGTTCTTCTTGTTGGACCTGACCGTAAGTAGTTGGACCACACCCCCCGCGCCGCCGACCGCCACCACCAACGAGATCAGGATCGTCATCCAATCCGAGAACCCGCTGCCTGCCGTTGCTTCTACCGCCTGGACAACCGGAACGGTGATGAGCCCAACGATCACTCCCGCGACTCTCCCCCCTCGTCCAACACCGCCTGCTCCACCAGTGCGAGGGCGCGTACGAATCGAATGATCCGTCCGACGTCGATAGCCCGGGTCAAAGCTGCTGCGGAGAACCCGAAGACGAACGTTGCCGCCGCCAGCCCACGGAACCCCCCAGTCATGCTGATCGACAGACCGTAGACGAGGCAGGCTGCTGAGAGCGAGAAAAGTCCGGCGCGCTCGATAAGCAGGCCGGTGATGCCGTCCCGCCAGAACACGCCGACCAGCGCGACCACGCTGCCGAAGGTGAGCAGGATGTACCAGGCAGTGACCAGGTACGGGGGGAGTGCGCGCTCCAGAGACCCCGAGGTGGGTTCGGCCAGGACACGTGACGCTCCGACGAGGACGGCGGAGAAGAGCATTGCCACCTCGAACGGATGCCGCCGACCGAGATCGTGAGCGAACGTCCCGTGCGCTACGCGTCCTGGCACCCGGCATCTCCTAGTTCAGTCCCTCGACCTGCGTGGTCTGCTTGATGATGGTCCGGCCGAACGCCGCGAGGGCTTCCTCATCCTCGACCACGAACGGCTCCAAGTACTTGGCCCGGGTCGCCGCGTTGGGGTTGGACGGGAGCTGGCGGGCGTTGTAGTCCTGGATGGCCTTGAACTGGTCCTTGGTCAGG